CTACTACCCCAGCAAATGTTGCTACTACTGTTTGGCTATCTGAAAGCTGCGCGGTTTCTGAAATTAACCCAAGCCCCGTATAGGCCCGATTTACTGAATCTGATGCGCGTGCTGTTTCAGATTGCACCACATTAAGCACTGCTGCTACTACTGTTTGTGTATGCGATAGCTGAGACGTTTCAGATACAACAACATTAAACGTTAATCCACCCAACGAGGAAAACGGCGCTTGCGAGAAAGTACTTATACCAAACATGCGCCGTTACCTTTTAATCATTTGTCAGTTGCGCCTCATCAAACCAACGAGATTGCACTACACCGTTAACGTCAGTCCACGAAATCAAATACTGAACGTTGCCGTCCTCATCCATACGCATTGACTCTACTGGACCTTCTGGAATAACAGCGACTAACTTAACGTTATCGCCTTTTTTAAAGTTTGCCATAATGTCTCCGTTATACCGCGTCAGCGTTGAATGTGTATGTGACGTTTAACGTATCGCCAAGCGCTACAATCTTGTCACCACCAGTAAAGTTACCTTCGGAAAACAAAACGCCAGAAGTGCCTGTGGATACTGTAGTCAAGAACGCGCCAGCAACCGTACCACCTGCACCAGAAATTGTGTATACAGATTGCGACGCAGAGTTACTAATTACTGAGGGGTCTGCTGTTGTAGCCGTACCAAAAGTTACTAACTTTCGATTACCTGTGTAGTTTGTGAACTCAGTCCACGCTTTGGAAGCCAGCGTATCCGTAGCGGCATATGTCACGCCCGCGCCGGGGCCTGTTACCAGACCTAGATACCAAGCAGCGGTGTAACCCGAGCCTTTAAAAAACTGTGTATTTAAGTCTTGCAAACCCTCATTAACGACAAGATTGTGGAACTCGTCCGCCCATTTCTGATTGCCGTCGGCATCAAAGCAAGTGACTTTAAACACACCACCAAAACCGCCACGCTCTTGTTCTTGCGAGGGCTTGCCTACGCCAGCCTGAACGGTTTCACCCATAGTAGATTTTGCAATAGGCATAATGACCTCTTAAGGAAAACGAATTAGTGCCGTCGTAGCTGAATTAACAGGCATAGTGACGGTGTTGCTTGTACTGCTAAAAATTTTATCTGCACCAAAGTCCAAAACCGCTACTGATTTATTACCCTGCGTGACGTTGTAGATTAAAGCCCCACGAGCCGTAAAGCTGGCACCGGGCCAAGACACATCAGCGAAGTCTACGTACACAGTGCCAGCGTTAGGACCTGTTGTTTCTGTGCCTATTGTTGCGCCGGTAACTATCACACCCCCTGCCGTATACCCTGTTCCAACAACTTCATTTGCAACCGTATACGCAGTAGTCAACGGACCAATATCAGAGAACGCGGTATACAACGCCATATAAAGCGTATCAGTTGCCAAGTTCTGCCCCGCTTGGAGCATCTCTTGTTTAAAGCTATTTGTCAGTCCTTGCTGAATCACGGATTCACCTTAATCTTAGCCTGACCATCACGGTAAGCATCACCGCGCTCAAGACCTGTACCCAGACGATTCAACTGACCCATAGCTTCCTGATACTTCTTCTCGTACTGCGCGATCAAATCAACTTCGCCTTTTAAGAAGGTATAGGCTTCTACCAACGTGCCGTACAACAGCACAGGATCGTAATTGTCTCCCAACCAAGTACGCCCAGTTGCCGCGACTGTAATTGATTCAGGGTAGTAGTAGTAATGCAGTTCTACATCGTAAGCAGCATCAGGCGTAGGAGCCAAGATAAAACTTAATTCGTCTGTGACAACACCGGATGCAACAGTGGGGCCAAACAAAGCATAGTAATGAGGAAGTCCCTCATCAGTTGCGCTGGGGTACGCAGCACGCATAAAGTTTACGTCTTTGTTTAGTAAAAATTCGTAATTACCGTTACCGTCAATAACAGCCATGGAAAATACGGACAGAAAATCGGTTGGGCAAGATAAGTATTTATTACTAGCCGATGTTAAGCCGGTGACGTTCTTGCGCAACGGCGGAATCTGTACTGTGTTGTATACACGGTCTTCGGCTTGCTTGATGAACGTATTGATCTGGTCAGTGCCGTCAGACGTAGTTGTGCCTGTACCTGCTACGTTCGTCCACGTATTCAACGGGAAGTCGTTTTGCAGGTAGTTCTTAACGTCAATGAACAGTTCGGTATACGTCATGATTAACCCATCGGACCGCGAGCCATTACGCCCTTAGTTGCAGCGCCAGTGCCGCGAATCTTGATGCCAGTTGTCTTTGCTGGTTTGATGTTGCCTTTGTTGACTGTGCCTACGCCAACATTCAGGCTATCCATATGGCCTACACCAGAAATCTCGTTCTGTGCAGACTGTGCCGTAATTTTTTTACCGTCCATGGTATGTGGCTCCGCGTAAACAGCAGCTTGGCCTACTTCTTTGCCGCCCTGCTTATGTGAAAATTTAGCCATGATTAGCCCGATTTTTGATTAGCGACTCGTGCCAGATTGCGCCCCATGGCCTTCATTTGCTCAGAGGTAACACCGCCCTTAGCCATCTTCTTGGCACCGTGCATACGCTTCTCGTGGGCCTTGACTTCCGCCTTGGCGACTTTTTTCATATTATCCATGTCAACTCCTATGTAATCGTTACTATACCCACTACACTCCTAGAGCCCAAGGCATTTGGCGTCAAGCTTGCGTCATTTGCACTTGACCCACCAACCGGTGCCCAACCCCACTGAAATACCCGACTACCGCCCGACGGGTCCCCAAAGTCTGTATTTAGCGTAAGCTGCAAACCTGTATAGCCTGCCTGCCTGTAGCTGTTATCTGGTCTTGGCTCCCGTACCGCTTGGGGGTCTTGCACCGGATACATGCCTAATTGTAACTGGGGTTGGTCCGGTTCCCAACACGTTGGGCATACTTTAATGCTGACCTGTTTGGTCTTAATAATGAGCTTTTTCAGGACCTTCAGCTTAAACCGAAATCCGCACCGATCACATTCCGCAATCGAGTTTTTAGCTGAACTGAACCTGTTACCCATCGTTACGAGATAAAGTACTCACGTGGGACCAACCGATCCGGGGCCTTTTCCCGGTCTTCTGACGCCGCCAAGTCCCAAGCCTCGTCATACATCATCTTCAACGCCATTACTCGATCAGGTGCCACCTCGGGCTTCTTCACTGCCAGCATATACGCAAGCCCCGCCACCAAACAGTTTTGAAAGCGAAACGGAATATCAATTACGTTTGTGCCCGTCCCAGCGTCATATATGCGCTTCAGACGCCAGTAATAAAAAACGTAGTACGGCTGTAGGGTTGTACCTTGGTCAGGCGCAGGCCACACATTAATCTGAGGATGCTTTGGTGTAGCCGCATTTGAGGCGATCTTTTGCCCTGACTGGCGATTAATCCAGACCTGAATCGGACGGCCTTGGGCCAGCTTGTTGGGGATAGTTGAGTAGGTCGAGACGCTGATTCGGGTAATGTTTAAATCCGTTTGGTTAGGACCCTGTCCGGAATCAGTGCGAATAACATGTTCAATAAGATCAACGGTATCATCAGGTAAATCATATGTAGTCACCCCTTGCGCCAGATTAATTGACCCTTGCTCAATGGTCCACAGGTTAATACCCCGGTTTGCCCACTCCCCAATCAGGAAGTTCATGCTTCGCCGTATTGTCCGAAAGTCATAACCCGTACGCAACTCCAGACCGCAACGCTCAAACGCCTCTTCGAATATCTCGTTAAGGTCAGGGTTAAACGCGGTTGTGTCTGTTGAATAGGCCATGGTCTACTTCATCTTTTTTAGGGTCTGGGCAAGTCTTGCTCTCTGCCCCAATTTGCCGGGCTTTTTCGCAGCGGCAGCAAGTTTCTTTGCCGGGATGGGCTTTCCCTCTTTTGCGCCAAGCTGAGCACGAAGGGCACCGGGTTTCTTGATTGCCTTTTGTATCCATTTTTCAGCCATCACCTATACCCCGCTGTTTTCTTGGCTATACCCTTGGGTTGGGCTACGAACTGCTTACCCTTTGCTTTCCCTGTTCGCTTTGCCCTCGTGGTGGCGGCATACTCTGCTGGGCTTAACGCCTTGATCGCCTTTTCCGGGAGATACCTCTCGCCGGTCTTTGACGATGGCTTTCCGCTTTTGGTTCGCCATTTCTGGTCTCCCCATGACTTCAAGCTTTTCTGTGGTGCCTTCATATTAGTCTAGTGTTTTTCCGGTTTACGTCCGTTTTTTCAACGCCAGAACTCTTACCTGCTTGCAGCGATTTTAAGTCTTTCAGGTGGTCTGAACCAACAAAATAAACACCTTTTGGTTGCGACAAAAGCCACAGGTCTCGGTGCTTGTTTGCCTTGTCTGCCATCTTCTTTGCTGGTGTGCTGCCAGACTCCCACATGTCCTTTTCGCCACTGCTTATAAAAGCTGCCACATTTTCTCTTGTCGCCTCTGCCTTACTGTCTTTCAAGTACGTCCCGCCCATTTCTTTCAAAAAAGCGGTCAACGTATCGGCATCAAACTTACGACTTTTAAAATACCCGTACTGCCCCTGCGTTTTAAGCAGCCGGTCAAAAATGGTACCGGGACCGGGAAGTATTTCTTTCTGTTCGTTTACTGCTGTGTTTGTAAAAATAACAAACAAAAACTCTTTTGGGTATCCTTTTACATCTTTTGCCAGTAGATCATCCCATGAGCCTTGATACTTAACCCCCGGCACTCGGTCATCCCCGCTACCCTCATACCAAGCCCCGTACTTACCTATGGCCGCTTTGGCTTCTGGCGGTACTGCTACGCCTTTACCATGTACCTGACCAATAAATATCAAGTCAGGACGAACGCGCAGCACACTCATCAGTCACGATACCCGCCGCCAGCGGCTTTGTACTTCTTAGCCACGAGTTGTGCTTTTCTCGCGGACCACTGACCTGCACCTGTGCCATGGGTAGCAGCGGACTTTACCTGCGACACGATCTTCTTACGAAGTTCCGGCTTGGTATAGTTGCCTGCTGCATTAACCTTCCCACCTTCTTTATACTGAGTAAAGTCGGTGTTGTCCCGCCTAGCCTTCTTCTTAGGCTTCGGCATCTTAGAAGGGTTAATGTCACCCATGCCACGCGAGGCTCTCATTAGCAGTACCCACCCTTTTTCATGACGATCTGCTTAGCTTTGGTTTTGCCTTTGGAAGCGACACCATCAGCAGCTTTGTGACCAGCAGCCAGACCGCCAGAAGCCATTTTTTTAACTGCAAAAGCCGGAACCTTCTTGCCGTCTTTCATGACCATAGGCATACCGCCCTTTTTCATGCCAGCTTCAGCCATCTCGTGTTTAACCATGGACTTGGGTGCGCCCTTTTTCTTCATGAACGCAATCTCCTTACCGACCATCTTCTTTGACTCTTTCATCTCACCGCCTCCAGATTTAGTGAACTCTTTACCTACGCTTGTAGGGACGCCAACCTTCTTAGCAAACTTAGGATTGTTCGCAACCGCTTGCATAAACTTTTCCTGCTTTGCGGACTTGGCTGGCATTACACCATCCTGCCCTTAGTCTTGCCGCGCATCGCGCATCCATCAGCCGCCTTGACGTAGCCACCCTTTTTCTTGCCTGTTACGGCTTTGGCAGCTTTGTTTATTTTGGCTGGCGTAGACTCAGGGTTCTTTTTATCCCGCTCTTCCATGCGCTTCTCAGCCGCAGCGTTCTGCTCGGGTGTGCCCATAACGTTCTCGTACAGGCGTGTGGGCAGTGATTTCTCAGCCATGATTAGCAGACCTTTCCGCGAGTTTTACCGCGTTGAGCAATACCATCAGCACGTTTAGATGCCGACGAAACAGAACCACCAGAGGCGTACTTCTTGACCATGCCGCCTTTTTTGATGCCATAACCCTGCTTCGCGGCTTTCTCTTCCTGACGGCGGCGCTCTACTTCTCGTGCACCTGCTGCCATTTTTTGCTCCGGCGTACGCGCCATGCTCTTACCAGCGTTATCAATTGTGCCTTTAACAGCTTTAGCAACTTTAGATGTTGCTTCTTTCTTGCTCGGATCGCCGGGTGTAGTAATACCTGTGCGTTTCATCCCCGCTTGGCTTTCCAAAAACTTTTTCCGTTGTGCTTCTTTAACAGCGGGAAGATTGGCTGGGTAAGGCTTAAGCTTACCTTCACCTACTGCTTTAGACTCGCCGCCCTTAAGTGTGGGTACGGGTGGCGCTCCTTTATCCGAGCCCTCCATACCTGTGCCTGTATACGCAGGGGCTTTATCTGCGGCGACTGCGACTGCGACTGCGTTAGCTGCATTATTTGCTGCGGCTTTTTTAACGGGCTTTACCTTTTTAGCATCTTTAGCTGCGTTAGCTGCATCTTTTGCGGCCTTATCACTAGTATCTACTGCCGTTGATGCTTCGGGCTTTTTATATGACATGCCCCCTTTAAACACGTCTTCTTTGCCTTCATTCCCCACAGCCTTATATGGCTCTGCGTCGCCTTCACCCATAGCAGAACGCGCCGTCATAGTCTTTGCTATATCAGGTGCACCTTCCGCGCCTTTTTTCTTACGCGACAACAGGTAAGCCAAAGTACCCAGACCAGCCAAAGCACCAACAGTGCCGCCGACATCAAAGCGTTGCGTGCGTGCAGAACCCTTAACAGGCTTAGTTTTACTCTTCATTTTTTCTTCCCCCTGTGCACTAGGTTTTGCACGGTTTTGGTTTCATAAATGCGGATCGCTGTCCATACGATTGTAAACAACGCTGCTATGGCGGGTAACACTTCCATGAGCGTGCCAACCACAGTTACGATTGAAAGCGCATCTGCAATACTTTTCGCAGTTTCGTGATGTTGTTCCATTTAGCACTTCCACCGTTTGAGTGAAGCAGCTTTGCGGGTTGGGCGACCTTTTTCGTCCTTCATGGGTCCCGGCATACCAGACATACGGGCACAGAACGACTTCTTCCGTGCGCCGCCTTCAGGTTGTGGAGCCTTCAGGTTGCTACCCGTAGCTGCGTTGTATTTGGCACGGCCTTTGGCGGTAAGTCCCGCCCCTTTGGAGACCGGCAGCTTTTCGCCACGACCGACCGCAAGAGAGGGATTTTTCTTAGCCATAGAACACCACAATAGTTGCACTTGCCAAAGTAGCATGTACATCAGTGTTGAACTTGATGCCCTCGCCGGGAAACAGGATATGTTCTGACCCCGCCACTGCTGGTGCCGTGAAGGAAAACCTCGCGGTACCGCCTGAGCCGCCGTCTTTTAAAACAACCGTGCCCCCAGAGGCGTAGCTAACAGTCACCGCTTTTACACGGGTCGTAGCAGCATATGCCGTATTGGTCGAGGTTACCTGCGCCGACTTAACGTCTGTTTGCATCATGGTGATGCCTCCTTATTAGACGTTTTGCTGACCAGCCAGCGGATCAAGTACGAAATAAGTAATAAAACCCGAAATACCAGCAGTCAAAGTGCCGCCGCCAGTCACATACACGAGTTCGCTCACAGGAACGCCTTGACCAACGCCAGCCGTAGCCGCACCAACCCCAATAGTGTCAGCCGCATCAGCCGCGCCGGTAGCAACATAACCGTTGGGATCAGGAGTGCCGGTGCCATCATATTGAGCATAGCCAAGATCAAAAGTCTCAGCCGCGCCGCCATCGCCAGTCACAATAACGCTGGTCACAATAGCATTTGTCGGAAGAACAACAGCGCTGGTGTTAGTAGAAGAAGCTTGGACATTGTCCGAAGCTGTATTGGTGTCGGGAATAAAAAACTGAGCAGCCATGACGCCGGAACCACAATACGCGGTGCGAGTGTTATCACCGCCGCCCGAACGCCAGATGCTTTGGGTAGTAGAAAGTGCCATTTGAATTGTCCTCTTTATGCGAGTTTAGTGCGACGATCTGCATAAAAGTTGGCCGGGAGCCATTCGTTCGCACCGGTATTCCCGGATTAACGCTTTTATACTAAATGGGATGAGGGGTGTCAAGGTGTTTTTCCACATATCCCGCTGCCTTACGAAGCAGGTCTGGCCGGTCACGAAAACCGCCCAAAGCCTTGTTACAAGCGGAACAAAGTAGCCCCCGAATCTTGCCTGTTGCGTGGCAGTGGTCTACCGGCATCCGGCGTGGTACACCTTGTTTATCCGTGCCTGTTTCGAGTTCTCCGCATATAGCACACTGGTAGTTTTGTGCTTCAGCCATACGTTGATAATCTTGCAACGTAATACCAAACGACTTTTTAAGGTCTGAGTTTTTTATTCGGTCTGGGTGTCTAGCCCTATACATTCGCTGTCTGGCAGCAGCATCTTTGCTTGGTATAGATTCTTTCCAATGCCAATTATCAGGGCCAATAGGTTGATCTTGTATGTGCTTACGTAATGTGCAGCCGTGAGGTTTTTCTCCTACTGTTTCAACAAATAACCAGAAATCATCAGCCCATTCTTTGCACATGCCATTAGGCTTTCGGCGATGCCAATGGTACGACTGGAACAAAGGGTGAGACTCTCGTGCCCCCCAGTCTGCGCGACGTGGCTGCTCAATAGTCCCGTGACGGCTAAACCTGAATAGGTGGCGCTCACACAAACCGGATTTCAGTGTTTTTTGTGGGTCGGTGCAACCGGGCACAGTGCATGTAGGGCGGGAAGATTTTTGCTTTGCTCTGTAGTGTTCGGCACAGAGATCGCCACGGTATGCCTTGTTTTGACATCCAGAAAAAGAACAAGGAGCAGCCGTTGCCAGCCGCTCCTGTTCATAGTGCTTTCGGCAGATTCCCCGTGCGAACACGGGGTTTCCACAGTTGATGTGACTACATTCGGTGTACTCCATATAACCCCCGATTTATTAGATCAAAGGTTATTGTATCGAGTATTCCGTTTAGTTTCAAGCCCCCTGACTGCCGTACATTCCGAGGGGGTCTGACCATCCAAAGGAATAACGCTCACGTGACTTGTAGCGAACGTTACCGGTGTCAAAGTCACCGTCCATGGAATTGGACAGCGGCGTACGAACAAAGTGCTTCATGCCGTTTGGAACGTCAGTGGTCAGGAACCATGCGTTGTTATCGGTCAGGAAGTGATTGATCGTATAGCCTTCTGGGATCGAACCGTTGTTCTTCAGCGCGTTGATGTCGTTATCGTTAGTACCGACACGCAGCGATGTCTCCAGCAGACGGGTTGCGACGAACTGGAGTGACGGAGGAACAATCAGTTTCTTTGGCTTAGCTGCGATCAACAGACCACGTTCATCAGTCCATGCGGCGATCTGAATGACGGCGGCTTCCAGAGAAGTCTCGTTCAGGTCAGCAGGGGTTGCTGGAATGTTGCTGTTGACGCCACCAGAGACCAGAGGGTGATTAGCCGAGAACAGAGCCACGTTGTCGCCACCGGGGTAGGACGCGGAGAAGCCGTTGTTCAGGACGTTAGCACCTTTAACCTGCTTGGTGTAAGACATAGCACGAGCCAGTGACTTGGTGTAACGAGCAGACAGACTGTCGTACAGGTTATCCTCGATGGCCTCTTCGGTCAGCGAGAAACCAAGAGCAATGGTTTCGTGGTTGTATCGAGCGGTCCAAGCTTCCTGCGCATTGTCATATGCAATTGCAGAGCCTTCGTTCTTGACTGGAGCAGCCGAGAAACCCGAAAGTTTTGTTTCCTCTTCGAAGGAACGCTCAGAGGTCTCTGTTTCGTAGATCTCTTTGTGCTCTTCGCCGTAGCGAGCGTACTCCATGCCGAACAAAGCGTTCAAGCCGGGGAGCAGTTCTTTAAGTAGTTGTGCGCGTGAAATAGCCATTATTTAGCTCCTTAGCTTACACCAGTGGTGTTGTTGTACTGATGCAGGTTGATCTTAACGATAATTTCTGGATAACCAGTAGTAGTCGCTGTATCAGGAACAACATCAATTACGCGAAGTGCGAGCAAGTTGGAAGTATCTTCCGAGCCAGCCAGCGCCGAAATGGTCGAGTCACCGGTAGCAGTAGAACCGCCACTGCCCAAGTCCAGAGAAATGTTGTAACCGATAGAGACGATAGTCGTAGAGTTAACTACGATGCTGTTTGCATCGGTAACAACGATCTTGAACGCAGCCATAGGATCGTCAACAATAATAGCTTGTGCGTCGGTAATGGCGGGGTTACCGGGCCAATACTGGGCAAAAGTCAGTTGCTTGTTAGTAGGGTTGGTATAAGAGCAGCCCAGAAATACACCGACCATGCCAGTTGGCGTGGCGCTAGTGATCCGAGTTACCTGACCAGCAGACAGTTGAACCAAGTCACCGTTGTAGATAGCCGGAGCAGTGTTGGCAATCGCAAACTTGCGAGTGGCACCTGCGTAAGGCAGTCCATCAATACGGTTAATTGGCTTTAGCCCGTAGGGGGCGCTTACAGTTGGATAAGCCATGTTTAAACTCCAATAAATTATTTACCAGAACCAAAGGTCGTTGAGGACTTCTTCTCGTTGAAAAGAGGCATACGCGGATCGCTTTGGCGCATGAGGTTGTTGTCTACAGCAGTCATCTGGTCGTTTGCTTGTTTCTGGTAGTGCGCATTGCGCTGTTCCACAAACTCGACCGGGGTCTTGCACAACATCAACCCACCAATCACAACGGTGTCTTTACTAGACCCGTCGGAGTCCAAATGCAAATACAGTTCAGGATGTTCAGATGCCTTTACAGGCTCCCAACCTTCACGTCGTTTGGCAGAGAGATTAATAGGATCTGGCGAGTTCAGTGTTGCAACACGAACCCAACGAAACGCATAACCCGGCTCAGGATCTGGCGTAGGCAGCAATTCGGGGGGTGCCCACGATGCCTTACGTTGGCCTTTGGCGCGGTTTTCGAGCTCGCGGCTCAAACGGGTTTCACTAACCATTATCTATTCTCCTGTTGTTCAGCAACCTTTTTGGCGTAAAGTTCCAGAGGTACACCTAAACGTTTCGCTATTGCTACCTGCGAAGCACTTAACTTTACCTTCTTGGGCGACGTGCTACGTGTAGCTGGTGCTACAACGGTAGCCGGTTTGGCACGGGGTGAAGCCTGTTGAACGGGCTCTTCCTCGGGATCATCCTGATTTTCTTGGCTCCTGAAATACTCAGGGAAGGTGTTTCGCAGACGGGTATCAAGTTTCTGATAATACTCATCTGTTCCTGCATAATTCTGTCCGTACTGCTTAACAAGGGCGGAGTGCACGCCAAGGGCGGTCGCGCTCATAACAGTATGGTCGTCATTACTTTCGTCCCCGTACCAAGGATTTGCAGACATCCACTGCTGGAGTCGGTCGTTGGAAGGTTGGGGCCTTTGAGGCGGACTATACTCGGGTTTTTCATGTACTTCAATAGGTCTAAGGTTTTCAGCCTTGTCAAGCTTTAAGGTCGCTGCTGCAATCTTAGCCTGAGCATCCGTTACGGCATCAACGTCCCCTTGCTCATAAGCGTCTTTATAGCTCTTTTTGGCTGATTCCAACTCAAGCTGAGCCGCAGATTTGCCTTGTTCTATAAAGATCTTTGAGCCGTCAGACAACTGTTGCTGAAGGCGTTTATTCTCTTCAAAGACCTGTCGGGCGAAGTCTTCCGCAGCTTGCCGCTCACGTATGGCCTCATCTTTAGCACGGCGCTCGTCATGATAGCCTTTTGTAAACTTTTTTAGCCGTTTTTGGACTTTTTCGTCATACGAAGCCAGTTCGTCCTCAGTAACTTCTTCTGGCGGCTCGGCCATGGGCTTACGGCCACGGTCTTGAATCGGAGTGTCATCAACGATTTCAAGATCAAATTCTGAGTCGTCTGACGCTGCTTTGTTAACTTTTTCCTCGGACTTAGGCTTAGAATCTACCTCGTCCGGGAACTCAAACTCTGTAAGTTCCATCTTATTTGCCATTGTCTACTCCTTAAGCACGTGTAATACCACGGGGGTCTTGGACAACTGCCTCAACCGTATCGTCGTTAATCAGCCGGAATTCCCGACCATGAATCTTCAAGCGGGTGCCTGAATTGGGGCGGGCCAGAACAAAGTCGCCTTCTTTGCACCAAGGGCCGGTTGGAAACTTCTCCGTATCCTTGTAGCAGTCTGGGCCCAGCTTAACTACGAAGAACACCGTTGCCAGTACTTCCTCGAACCGACGGGTTTCATCCGCCTTAATCAAGCCGCTGTCGTACGCTTCTTCTGCTTCGGGAAGCGCCACAAGGATGTGATACCCCGAGGGTTCAGGCAGTTGCTTCGCTTTCTCGTCTGCGGTTTTGTCCATAATTGCGGACAGGTCTACAGCTTGAGATAAGTCAACAGCACTATTCATCAGATTTCTCCAGTCTATGCACGAGGTCTTCTAGGATTTCCGTAGCCAGTGCTAGACCCCGGATGACTCCGGCTACGTGTTTATACTCTTCAAGACTGCCTGCTTTGCCTTCGGCAAGAAACTCAATGCGTGACTTCTGCTCTTCGGTGAACTTAGTTTTTAAGTACCCAAGGACTGTTTCTTCTTTCATTTATTTTTTCTCCTTTGGCCTTTGAGCCGCTGGTTGTTGTGCACGATTAGCCTCTCGGCGATCCTTAGCCGCTTGCATTCCAATCTTCACACCTTCTGCTTGCATGCGCGAGGTCAACTCATTTTTAGCGTGCGTGGCTTTTGCGCCTACCTGCATACCAGCGATCTTTTCTTGTGCAGCAATGCGAGACTGTTCAACTTGTAGCTGTTGCTGTTTAAGCTGGGCATCAACCATATCCTTTTGCATCTTGCGTTGAATCTCCTGCTGTTTAAGCTGAAGCTCTTGCATTTGCATCTGGACAATCGGATCTTGCGCGGCTTCCTGTGCTTGTTGCTGCGCTGCCTGTTGTTGGTTCTGCATAAGAAGGCGTTGTGCTGCCTGAGCCGCCATCTGTGCAACCTGTGCTGCAATTTCCGGAGGCATATTTTTATTCTGCTCTTCAGTTGGCAACGTAACACCCAACGCTTTTTCAATATCTTTGCGGTACTGAAAGCCTAAGTGCTCATTGACGTGCGCCATACCAGCAGCCATTATTGCGTCTGCCATCGGGTTACCTTGCATCATCTGTTGCAACTTGGGGTCTTGTACTGCCGCCATGTGTACAGCAATATGAGCCTCGTGGTCCTGCTCGATGAACGCTTTAACCGGTTTACCTTTCAGGATGTTTTGATTCTCCGTAACAGGATCAACTGGTGTCTGGTCATCTTCTGTAGGCACAAGCTTAGCTGCGTTCTTCACACCCAACACCTCGATCATCTGACGGTGCAGTAGTGGGAGGTCATACAGTTGCGGTGCCTGTTGCGCGAGTTGAATCACTGCCTGATATTGCACAATCTTTTGCGCCATGGTGGCCGCGTTCGGATCAGACACAGGAATAATATCGACGTGGTCGTAGTCACTACGCTTGACTGCGCGAGAACCATCTAACGGTTGGTAGTCATACTCCGCCGGTGTGTAGTCAGCAATGATGGACTTCAACAACTTAAACTCAATCCGCATTGCGTAGTGCAGTCGCGCTTGTACCGCTGTACTGATCTTTAATGTACGCTCAAGAATAGCGAGTGTAGTACCCACCGGAGCCTGAGTGCTCATATCGCTGACGTTAATGTCACCAGCAGACGCGAAGCTACGACCTTCCTGAATAATCATCTGCAATAACTGATAGAGCGTTTGACTTGGCTCTTTGTATGGCAGCGGTAGGATGTTGTCGCGTATGGTGCCTGACGCCACATCCACGTCACGGAACTCACCCGGACTAATTGGCGTGTCGTCGCCCTTGATGCGCAAGCCTTTGGACTTCATACCACCCGGCAAGTTACTCAGCGTGCCCGCATCCACCAGTTGGCGCATGATGGAAGTAGCTGCCTTGGCATAGCCACCGATTAAATGGATAAAGCCGAACCCATAAAATCCAAAACCGGGGACGTAGACATAATGGACAAAGTGGTTGCGCTTTAACTTAAGCACGTCATCCTCGTACCAGTTTCTACGAATGGACAGAATAGTACCGGTGCCCTTCTCTATAGTAACGACGTAAGGCAACGCTATGCCTGTAGGCTCGTCGTCTTTATCTGTGTCCTCGTAACCCGGCAGGTCCAACTCGACGTGCATCTCCAAGAGGCGGAACCGGTCATCTATGTTGCTTGTGTAACCTTGCTCGCGTTCTTTCTCTTTCTCGATGTCGTCCGGTGTGTTCTGCGGCTCACCCAACTCCACGTCACGATAGAAGCCAGCGACTTGCAGCTTTCTCACCTCGTTGGGGGTCTTGCGCATCACGTGCGTTACGCGCCCTGCTGTCTCCAGACTTGCTGCACCGTAAGGCACAACCATATCTTCAGCCGGAATAAACATCGCGACTTGGCGTCCCAGTGCTGGGTCGTAGTACACCTTTTTAAATGCAGAGCCTGCCAGCGGGAGCGAAAACAACATCTTCTCATGCTCTGGGCGGTACTCCACCATTTCCTCAGTCAGCTTGTAGTTCATGTCTTCACGAACCCGTGCTGCTGCTTCTTCCTTCATCTTGTCGATTGCGCCGACAATCTGTGTCTTAACAGGACCCATAGCTGGGAACGTCTCAACAATAGCCTCGGACTGGAACCGCACCACTGCTTCAGTCAACATCGGATGGAACACACCACATGCACCTGACCATGGCTCGCTACGCTCTTCCGTCTTTAGCCCCAGCAGTTTCAACCCTTTGACGTAGGAGTCTACCCAGTCTTTGCGGGAGTCTTGATCCGAAGTAAAGTCCGAAAGAAGCTCTTCACCCAAGCCTTGAAGCTCACCCTCGTCTATATATTCAGCAAGGTTGGCGTCGAACGCATCTGGGCCTTCCTCTTCTTTCTCGATGTCTATCTCCAGCCCATCGGCACGAATGTGAACCGCCTCTGGGTCTTCGATCTCAATTTCCAAGTCCGGTTCTGCCGCCGCTGCTTCAGCTATGCCGAGAGGCGCTGCGTACAGCCCTTTATCTATGTCTGCCATAATTAATTTCCTTAAATGTGTTTACTGCCCGCGATTCGTTTGCGGGTTCCATGCAGTGGGAGTTAAGTATCTCTCGGTTAAGTTTAAATGGGTTAGTTTCAAACCACTTATCCACATCTTCTTTGGTAGTCTCGTAAGGTGTCTTATCCGCCGTCTTCGCTTGTTTTAACAGTTTGCGGTTGTACTGCTTCACCCGCCACCAAAACTTAAGGTCCTCGATTAGCTTCATAACCCCTCACACGTTGTAGTAGCCAGCATTGCGCTGTGATTTAAACCACTTAATTTCTTCCGGCTCATCCGATGGTAGCCGTATGAAGCCCCCTGCGCGGAACCTCATTAATGCAAGTGTCGTTGCGTCAACCAAGTCATCATGCTCGCCAGAGGGGAAGCTTGCTATCTCATCCACCAACTCCTCAGCCCAGCGAGTCTCTGGCACCCACACTTTGCCTGATGCTATCAAGTCCGACACCGAGTTCAACCT